AAGTATAACAGTTTCTTGCTGTGTTAAATCGGGGTTAGCACCTTGCCATGGCATCTTACGAACTAGTGTTAGTTTTTTTGTTACTGGGTTAAATGTAAAGTTCATAAAGCCACCAAACATTTTCATAGCTAGTTTTTGATAGTCAACAAACAATTCATAGTTTGTTAGGCCACCAACACGTCCAGCTACCAACATATACGTGTTTAAGTATCCTGATGAAAATGGCTCAAATTGACTAGCACTAGTACCTGTAGTTGAACCAATACCACGACGGAAAATTTGTCGAACGCTCATTACTTCTTTGGGTAGTATATACTCCTGGGTTTCAGGAAGTAATACCATGCTTGCATAGCTTTCTTCTGTGGAGTTTTGAGCACGTTGACGATATTTGATCAGAGCCTGTGTAACTCCCATTTCGTAGTGTTCTTTATCTAGTTCAACGTCCACAATGCCGTCAGCTAATCGTAAACGAATATAGTCGGTGATAGCAGCACGTAGACTATCGTTGGTATTACCAAATGTCCAGTTTGGGTCTTGGACACCGGGGAAGCCTACTCGAGAGTCGCCAGTAAATTCGATATGGCCAGCACCAGAACCAGTGTTGGCATTAAAAAGGCTTTCTGTGCCTATGTTAAGATTTGCGTCAAACCCAGGATCTTCAATGATCGGGCCTGTATAAGGTGTTACCATATATTACTCCGTTATCAAGTATTTATTACTCTGTAACGGAGTTTGGGTTTATTGTACCTTTAGTAGAATCACATCAGCACTAATACGACCATTGAGTTTTGTTTCAGTTGCTTTGATATTTTCTATAAACTTACGCAGTTCTATCTTAGTAGCACGAGCAAACTCTTTGAGCTTTTCCTCTGGTTTACGCAAGGTTTTTGTTACACTTTTATGTTCATCGAAGCCGATAATGCCAGTTCCTTTGACGTTTAAGGGTCCTTTTAGACTGTCAGCTACATACTTGCCTAACTTACGTGTTTTAGTGTTATAGACCCATAGTTCTTGTGCACCAATAATATCTGCAGGATTAACGCTAACCAAGCGTAAAACTTTATCTTCTTTGGCATATTTGAGTTTAGCTACTACTTTTTCTTTGCTTACGGATTTTGGGGCACGAATCTTTTTAGTAGCTTTCTTGACGCCACGATATTGAATGATATCATTTAAGATCTGATCAATGAATGCCATGATACGTTTAAAGTCTGCGGCCTTATAATGACTGTAGCCTTCTGTAATTTGCTCGTCGACTTTTTCAAAAGCCAATTTAAGTTCATCAAATCGAACTTGATATACTGCTTCGTACTTACTTAACTGACTCTGTGGAACATTGTTAGCCACAAGAAAATCATAAGGCTTAAACTGGTACTTAGGATCACAAATGAATGCATCGTAGTGGCCTTCAAGTTCGCCGATTGTTTCTGAGGTTTTTTCATTTAGTCTGTCCTGAATAGTTGGTACATAGGCTTTGGGTTTTTCTTCAACAACTTCAACAACAATTTCTTCTGCTGACTTGCTGTTAATACTTTCGAGAATGTTTGCATCAATGAATTCAATATGACGTTCTTGTAAGGGCATACCTTGACGATGAGCCATGATAAGTCCACAAGTGGTCATCGATACTGTACGATCCCCGGCACGTTCAAACGCTTTAATCTCTTCTGCGGTAAAGTCTTTGACTTCCTTCATCCAAGCAACAACGTGCTTCTTTAGATCCTTTTGTGTAAAGAAATAATTGTAATAGTTCAAACTACGACGCATGTGATGATCAAACTCTTCAAAAGACATTGTCTTGGCACGCTCAGTATCCCAGACTGGTTCATTGCCTGTGTACTTTTCATCACCAAACAGGGGATTACGTGTTGCACGAATCTTTGCTTTGGTTGCCTTGCCATTGATTTTAATATTAGCCATTTTGTCTATCTCTCACTAAAGGTTTGTAGGCATACTTATTACCACGAGCATCGTATAATGCATGATGCGGTTTATGGCCAAAGGCGTCAGCCTCTGCCCAATAATAATCTATTGCTTGTTGATCTAGGTTGCCCCATATATTCATAGCCCGTATGTTGCTAAACAGTTCTTCTTCTGGAAGTTCTGGAAGTAATTGTAGCATTTTTGCCATTAAATACCAATCGGTATTATAGTCAAAGCAAATAGTAACAATATCATCACCATAAAACTTTAACCACTTATTCAGTTTCATCGCAATGCCATAGTAATTATCCACTATGCGTTTTGGATATTCACCTAATAAAGGGACAACCACTTCACGAACAAAGTCACTGCAACATTCTTGTCTGTACTGCACGCTTTCTGCGTAAAATTCTCGATCATTTTCATCAACCAAACCAATAGAAATTAAGTCGCACTCTGACTCAGGAAAATCAGTAAATTCGGTATCCAAAAATATCAACATACAGTATTATACATTAATTATCATTTGGTGTCAATAACGTAGCAAAAGTAAGATGTTGCTCCATTAAGTCCAAACGGGCAATCAAATCTGCTTCAATTTCTTGGTACCGTGCTGTGGGCTTGTTAAGCCTGCGACATTCGACCAATTCACGATCTAACTGATCCCATAGTGCTCTAGCAGGACGCCATAAACGTCGCATATCCTCACGCATATTAGGGGGGATATCAATAATTTGAAAAAATATAGTATCTAACCGCTTTTTCAGGTCTTGATTGTGATCCATGCTACTATTATACTATTTTGGCAATTAAGGGTCAACTGTAGATAAATATGCTAATAAGGATATACTATGCCACGTTTAAGCCTTTGGCAAGATGGAAAACATTCAAATGATTACAAATTTATGGATAGACGCATATCCGAAATGTTTACCATCGGTGGCACTGGTGTCCTGCTCAACAAATATTTAGGTACCAATCCGCAAGGGTTATTTGTTTCAACTAGTGCCGCACAGTCTGGCCCAGACATTGTATTACAATTTAGCAATACCAACGGAATTCAAACAGGAATGTTTGTATATGGTACAAACGTTTCTGCTGGCACAACGGTTACTTCGGTCTCTAGCACATCAATCACATTAAATTTGCCAACTACAGGAGCAGTTCCGACTAATACCAGCATTGGATTTAGTGTGGATGCTACACAGCCAGCTTACACAAATCAATCGGCTCTAAACATACAAGACTTGTTATGGACAGAAAATCGTGACCGCAAGTATGACTTAGACGTTTACAAAATGCGCGGAATCTATCAACGTGCCGACCAAGACTTTGATCTAAGTCAATTTGGTCTATTCTTACAAACTGGAACAATCTTTATGGTGTTTCATTTACGTGACATGGTTGACCAGATTGGTCGTAAGTTAATTGCTGGTGACGTATTAGAATTAGAGCATCTAAAAGACTATGATGCTCTTAATACTGACTTACCGGCTGCATTAAAGAGATACTATGTAGTTGGTGATGCTAGTTTTGCCGCAGAAGGCTTTTCACCAACTTGGTGGCCACACTTATGGCGTGTCAAACTTAATCCGCTTGTTGATAGTCAAGAGTATAAAGATATTCTTAACAATATCAAAGCCGGTGATCCAAATGTTACCAATACCCCAGTGGGTCAGGTCCTGAGTACCTATCAACAATATACTAATCTAAACGAATCTATTGTAACACAAGCAGAATTTGATATTCCGCTCAGTGGGTACGACACTAGTTCATTCTATACCTTAGGTGTAAACGAAGATGGTAGCCCGCAGGCTAACCCTATAACTGGTGATAACACTAGTATCACAGCCGACCAACTTGACCCAACTGCCGATGCTGGTGTAATGAGTCCTACAAGCAAAATTCAAGGTTACTTAACCGGGGATGGCCGAGCACCGAACGGATTGGTTACTGGTGCTGGTATTGCTTTCCCAACCAATCCAGCCACTGGAGATTACTTCCTGAGATTAGACTACTTACCAAATCGCTTGTTTAGATTTGACGGCTCATTCTGGCGTAAGATTGAAGATGCTGTACGTACTGGCCTAACACCAGGTGCTGCAAATAACTTAACCAACCGTGCTAGTTATGTAAATAACAC